GAAGCGTTTGCAGACAGAAGCTGAACCGGTATATCAGCGTCAAATTCAAATTGTCCCCAAACTAGGTGAATTCAAGGTGTTATTAACGAAGTGGCTTGAGGAGGAAGCATTGCACTTGCATGGTATGGCAGAAGCATGGTCTGGTCGGCGGAACGGGAACAGGTAAAACCCATTTGGCCACTGTGCTGGGTATTGCAGCTATCCATCATGGAAAACGGATACGATTCTTCAATGCCGTTGATCTGGTCAATCTGTTGGAACAAGAAAAACAACTGAATAAAACTGGAAGTCTAACCAAAAGACTCATCCAATTTGACGCAGTCATCCTGGATGAACTGGGATATCTGCCTTTCCCTGAATCCGGAGGTGCCTTGTGTTTCATTTAATCAGCCAATTGTATGAGCGTACCTCGCTCATCATAACTATCAACTTAAAATTCAGTGAATGGGTTCAGGTTTTTGGTGATGCAAGAATGACCGCCGCTCTATTAGATCGAATTACCCATCATTGTGACATCATCGAAACAGGCAATGATTCTTATCGATTCAAGCATCGTAAAAAGTGTATAAAAAACGATTAACCAACTATACCAGGTGGAAACTTTTCGACACCGACACCTGGAAAGTTTTCGACGCCGATTGACATCGCTATGAGGATAAACGATACGCGCAGGTAGCCTGGAATTCTGATTACGAATGAACGGAGTTGAATTTGCGAATGTACTTCAATGTTTCTCGCATCGAATCCCGTGCGACAGCCATGTCGTAATCGACTTGCAGTCCCATCCAGAATTCCGTGGTGGTGCCGGTGATCGCTACGTTCCGCGGGATGCTGGAAGAGATCGACATGGGCGACTGGAAGCCGGGCGAGAAATCGGAGACCAAATACAATATCGCGCCCAGTTATTACAAGCTGGAAGTCGATAACCAAGTGGTTTACGAGCTTGATCCGGTGAACAATATCCGCACCATCAACGGCAAGGATGAGACGGCTGACGAACGCAATGCCATCGGCATGTAACCGGGAGGGCAGATGATGGAAAACAAACCTGATATCCAAATGGGCGAAATCATCCAACTGGATTTCCCGATCAAAGTGAACGGCATCATGACCGACCAACTGGCCATGCGCCGCATGCTGGCGAAAGACCAGCGCATAGCGATGCGCCTCTCCAAAGGGGATGAAGCGGAATTCGAGATTATTTTATTCAGCCGGTTGACCGACTGCGCAATCAACGACCTGGAGGAACTGGACTTTGCCGACTACCGCAAGCTCCAGCAAGCATTTCTTCGCATCTCTGACGACCATGGGGATACGCAGAATCCCGAGCCATGAGGAACTATGGGACGGTATGGCAATACTTGCCAGAACGTTCCATTTCCAGCCATCGGAAATCGATGCGCTGGATCTGTGCGATTTTGTCGAGTGGTTGAAGCGGTGCTGAACCTACTTCCTGAAGTACAGAATCACATTGCAGAGAAACACCAATAGGTCGAGCAGGGCGGAGAATACCGGTCGCAGTATCAAAATCATTACGACGATCACGACGTTTGCGACGATCATCCACGCGATCAATTGAGCAACCCAATCTTGTGTAAAGAAACTTTCTATCATGGCATTCAGTAGCAATATCAGTTTAGGGATGATCATCGGCGGCACTGTTGGCGCAAGCTTCGCCGGAGCCGTCAATTCCGCATCAACGAAAATCAAGGATTTCCAGAAGCTGGCCGAGAAAGCGCGGGGTTTCCAGTCGCTGATAGGCGATACCATACGCCTGCGCGAAGAATTAAGCAAGACCGCCGACATCAGTGCTTTTGACAAGATCAAAGCCAGGCACGACAAGAACATCAACCAGCTCAAAGCGCATGGCATCGCGGTCGGAGACCTCAAGCAGGAATACGACCGGCTGGGCAGGACGGTCAAGAATCTCGACCTGGGCATGGCAGGCCGGGCAAGAATCGGCGAAGGCATAGCGAATATCAAGGAATCGGGCAAGCTCATCACCGGCGTAATCGGCGCAGCCATTGTCCCTGCGGTGGCGTCAGCCAATTTTGAGGAAATAATCCGCGACATAGCGATCAAAGGCGGGATTGCCCGAACCGACCGGGAGGCTGCATTATCCACCGGCATCCGCAGGGACGCCCAGGACAGCGGCATGGACCGCAACGAACTGGCGCAGGCGGTCAATATCCTGGTGGCCGGTGGCATGGATGTCTCCACCGCCGCCAACATGACCAAGGCCATGGCGCGGTTCAGCGTCAGCCAGAACGCGCAATCCGAGGATGTCGCCCGGATGATCCTGGCGCTTCGCCAGGCGGGCATCACCGATCCCATGGTAATGGAGCGGACGCTCGGCAAGGTGGCGGTAGCGGGAGACCTGGGCAGTTTCGAAGCAAAGGACATGGACAAGCATTTCGCCAGCCTGATGCCGCAGATGACCGGCTTCGGACTGTCCGGCGCCCGCGGCACGATAGAACTGGCGAACATGCTGCAAACGCAGATGAAAGCCGCCGGCAGCTCGGATGAGGCGGCCAATAACCTGGCCAACCTGCTGAGCAAGATCACCTCGGAAGACAGCAAGGCGAAGTTCGATAAAAAAGGAATCGATCTCAATGAATCGATGCAGCAGGCGATTGCCGGCGGGCTCGATCCGATCACGGCATTCCTGGCATTGATCCAGGAAGCGGCGCGGCAGTCCGATCCTGATAAAGCCGCCAAAATGGCCGACCTGCAGAAGAAAATCGCCGATGCGCAGGATCCGGCGGCGGCGCAGAAAATGCTCGACGGCTATCTTGAAATAGCCGGATTGTCCGAATTCATATCCGACCGGCAAGCCAAACAGGCCGCCCTGGCGGTACTGCAGAACCAGAAACTGCATGAAAGCAACCTGAAACTGATCAAGGCTGCCGACGGCGAAGCCAAGATCGAGAAGGATCTGGCCGACCGTCGCGCGGCATCGGCGCAGAAATGGCGTGAAGCCGGGCAGGCATTCGATGACGCGATGGTCAGCGTCGGCGATGCGCTGCGGCCCATTACCGATTTTGTGGCCGGTAGTCTGATCTGGCTGGGCAAGGCGGTTGCATCGATTGCCAAGGAATTTCCGGCGGTCACGCAGGCCATCCTTGCCGCCGCCTCGGCATTCGCCGCTTTCAAATTGGTGGCGGGCACCTTCAAGATTGCGGGCGGCATCCTTAACCTTCTGCGCGGTGGCATGACCGCAATCGGCGGCGCCAAGATCGGCGGTGCGCTCAATTTAGCCGGTGCGGGCGGCCTGGGTAAAATGGCCGGCGCCGCCGCTACCGCAGGTAAAGCAGGTGTTCCGTTGCTGGGGGCATTGACTGGCGGCTATGCCATCGGCACGGTTATCAGTGGATTGATCGACAAAGGATTGTCCAAGATGACGGGGGAGAATACCACGCTTGGCGGATGGATCTACGACAAGCTGCATCCCGAGCAGGTGGCCGCAATGAAATCCGTAACGCAGTCGACCCCGGTCAATGCCAAGCCCGCACAAACCACATCTCAGAACACATTCTCACCAACCGTACAGGTGACTGTAAACGGCGACGTCAAAGATCCGCGCCAGGTTGCCAATGAAATCATGCCGCACCTGCGGCGCATGTTCGAACAGGAACAATCGAGATCGGCCAACGGCGTGATGTTCGACCCAGCGTATCCGCAATGAAACAGGGAATGACCGATGTTCAATGATTTGATCGACGATTCATCCAGGCACACATTGAGTGCCTGCGAGCAGACGCGACGCCTGGAAGGTATCGTGACGACAACGGCGAACGGCTGGAATGGCGAGGGAAAGGGAGCGGGAACGAAGGTAAGTAGTATTTCTAATTGGTACCACAATCCTGAGTGCGGGTGCAAAAAGCCAAGAAAGAATGGGCATGAAGGATGAATATTCTGGAATACCCGGGTAAACCCCATAATTTCGATAAATTGCTGTTTAACTGAATAAATTGTATGAAATTATTTAAAACTGCTATTTGTATTTTAGTAATTACTTTTATGGCTGGATGCGCGGCGGAACCAGTAATCGGAGTACCTGTTGCGCCTGCTATCCCGGCTGGAGTAACGTAATCGCACCTACATATGTGCGTCCTGGCCCTGGATATTTGGAACTATCACGTTCAATACGGATGGGGGATGGCACCTCCACAGTATGGATGGCATGAAAACGAGCGATTTATTATTACGCTGCTATGCTATAAAAGTAGGCGATTAATGGCAGGTGTTTTGCATTGATCTCAATTTGGCGGCACAAGGCGATAGTCTCGATGAAACGAGATCT